GGATTTGCAGTTCTTACCTATGTCAACGGTCATTTAATGCCGCCTGAATTAGTACAGGTGATTAATGAAGATGAGGGGCTTGTGTTCTTTAGGGGTGAACTATATGAGATTAAATCCTGAAGTATTAAAAAACTTGTATGCAAGCCTGTATTGCTGTTACCCCTTTACTAAATGGCCTATGCCATTGCCTGAAGAAATAGAGTTTGTTGTTACGGCTGATCCTGAAGTAATGGGTACATACCTGCTAGATACGGGCGAGGATTACAGTCATACCATTACTATCTCATCAGGGCGTTGTAGCCACTTCTATACCGTTTTAACCACCCTTGCCCATGAATGTGTACACATGAGTTTTCACAAACAAAAAGGGGAAAAATGGATGCAACACGGAAAGCCGTTTAGAACTCGTTGCAAAATGGTTGCCAGCGAATTAGGGTTTGATCCGCTAGAACTTTAAGGTATATATTTAATATATATTGATTGCGTATACATATTAATATCTATATGTACAAATTAAGCCGTTTTGTGTACATATATATAAATACTTGTATAAATTTTGCAATATTTTATACATTTACTTAGCCATATAGTACAAACCAATGTTAGCCGTGGCGTAGGACATATAGGTCACGCCCATAGGTACATTGCCTTTAAAGACTTGTTCTAACCCTATGTAAGCGTAAATCAGACCAGTAACAATAATTAACCAGCTACTCATTTAACAACTTTTCCGTTTGCTCAAGGAGTTGTTCCTGCGTGATTGAGTACACGATTTCGAATTGCTTGCGGCCCATGCCGTGAATACTGGTATTTGATCCTCGATGGTGATAGGGGCAGAGCGGAATGACGGGTGCTTGAGAGCGAGGGATATTACCTCGTCTAATGTGATGCAATTCTGCTGGAGTTCCCTCGTTGCCTTGATGCCTACATAATGAGCATCCCAGTTCAGCGATTTTGCGATACTTTTCTTTCTCATGCTTAGTGGCCATTTGCGTGGTCGCAGGATAGTTGTTCTAATTTTTCGGCACTTTCAGCAATATCTACGCTTAGTTGTAACAAGATCACGGGATCACCTTTAGATAATGCTTCGTCAAACATTCTCAATAAAGTTTTAAGAATTAAAAACTCTTCTGTAAGCGTCATCATACTGTAAGCCTTTCAATTTGGCGGTTGTTTGCGGATTCTGTTTGCCATGCCTGAAACCTCATCTTGGCGGCTTCTAACTGGTACTTTAGCTTTTCTGTTTCCTCGGTTGCAATACCGATGGCTTTGCAAAGGTCTTGATACTCTTGACTGGCATAGGCTTCACGCTCTTGTGCCCCAAGACTTTGTTCGTTTGACTTCTTCATCATAATTGAACGCAAAGAGTGTCTGAAAGTCTCTAACTCTGCTAATTGACCCTTTGCCTTTGCAAATTCAGGGGCGTGGGTAAAAATGTAATTAATTGCTTCGTGGGGATCGTATTCGCTCATTTTCTTAACCTTTTCTTAATTAATACCTTTAATCGATCTTCTTTTTCAGGGTATTGAGCAAGCAACCTAACAACCTCATCCCAACCCCGTTTTTTAGCAACAGCTATGTACCAATCAACAAGGTAATTATCTGAGTTCAAGTGTCCACCTAATTTTGTCTGATTTGGTTTGCTAAGCGTTCCTTTTTCGTTTTTCACTTGACCACTCCTGAAACTTACTTACCGTATCTAATTTCCAATTTGCCGCTTTATAAATTGTGCCTGTATGAACTTCTGTATCTTGATAAGAAACCAGCTTTGTGACATCAGGAAAGCGTTTTTTAATATCTTTTACCATCTTAGAAATCATCCAAGTAGCCGTAAATTTAGGAGCATCAGGGGCAACAGCTAACCGTCTTAACTCAAGCCAAATTTGATCCTTAGCCATTCGGTTACCAGCAACAGGATCAGTCCACATAGCTACGGCAAAACAATGATCTTGGTACTCTGCCCCATAAAACACTTTGTGGGCGTTTCTAACCATGTTTGAATGGCTTGTAACGGGTAATCGGCTATGCCAATCCATGTTTTTATCCATAGCGTAATTAACGCCAACTTCACGCAAATTCATTGTGGTTGGTGACGCAGGAGCAATACGCTCTTGCATGAACAAATCCATTAAGCCTGTTCCTCAATTTGCTTGATTTTTTGGCTAATTCTTGCTCGCCACTGTTGCCAGCCTTCTCCTGCATACGCTTGAACCCCTACCTCTTGTGCTTTTGCTTTGGTTAACTCTTCGCTTGAATACCACGGCAGTTCAGGCTTTTTAATCTTCTTAACCTCCATATCAAGCTCATCTTCCCAGCGGCCTTGATTAAGCCAAGTAGCAGGATGGGGTATGTAATCCTTTTCGGTTTGCTTTAACTTCCAATATTCCAAATGGTTAGGCAGGGCTTCTAAGGCTTCGGTTTGCTCTTGGCTATTAAGCCTGTCCCATGACTTTTCAGCCGCCCTACGCCCCTGTTTTCGGGGATAAATGGCATAAAAATCATTGAAGTTCATCTTTTAATTTCCATTAATTCATTGCAGGCGGCAATCAGTTGTGTGCGTAAAGCGTTAATTTCGTCATGTTGCATTCGCAAAAGGTAGGCGGCTTGCACCAAAGTAACAGCATCGTGCGGACTGTTTAATGAAACATGGTCAATTTCAAACTCAAGTTGATCAGCAATAATTAAAGGGTCAGCACCCATTTTTCTGTCTTCAGTAGTAAAAGTAGTCATTTTTTTATCCAATATAGAAGTACTGCCGCAACCACCATAGCCATGCCAAAGACAATAAATACGCCAATGGCAAAAACGGTCATGATGGTTGCAATCATTAATATTCCAGCCCAGCCTCATCCATCAAGCTAGTTTGTATATGTATTGCGTTGGTAAAAATGCCATTTAAAGCGTTTTTAGCGGTGTATTTGCTGAAATGCTCGTGGTCAATATAATTGCGGTAAACGCATAACAAAGCAAATAGTTCATCAAAATTATTGTATGCACTGGTAATAGCCCACTCCATATTGTTTATTTTGCGTTCAGCTAATTGCAACTTGGTTAAAGGCTTGGTTTTTTTAACTGAAGTTTTTTTAATTGCCATTTCTATCTCACTTTTTAAAAGTAGCCCCCGTAGGGGCTGGTTAATTATTTAATTTGAATTTGTGTGTCTTCCCATTGGGAAATTAGTTTTGTCATTAAAGGCAAAGTCTTGTGTTTTACAGAATTGCCTTTTGAAGTTCTAGCTACATGGTGACCGTCATTAAACATTGTCAATGAATAACCGTTGTCAAAAATGTAATCCCAGCAAACTACTTTTGACCAGCTTGTATTCACTTTATTTATAACTTTCATTTTGCGTTCCTTTTTCTATCTCACTCGTTATTGAGTGATACCAGTATATTAAGGTGGCTTAACAAGATCAAGTCTTTTTTAAGGTATTTTGTTAGGATATACCCTAGTGTGTTGCTTTTTGTCCACAGGTTCCCCAATGGTGATAAGCACCCCATCCATTTGGCAGTTGAGCCAAACTAATGCTCCCTAAGGTAGTGTTCATTCGATGGTCAGGTTGTCTATCACCGTTGTCCTGTCCGTCTTGTGTAGTCCCCACTCAAGGCTACGGGGCTTGCTGTTAGGTGTAAACCAGCCCATGTTTCTTTCCACGCCACCCATTTAGGTGCTTGATGTCGTTTGGAGTACGAAACGGAAATAGAAAAACCCTTTGGGGTTGCTCTATGGTGAAGTTGCTTAATAAATGGCTCTAAAACATTTACTAAACACACAAAGCAACCCGAAAGGGTCTTGGTTTAGAGCTATATACCCGCAGACTTCACTCCGCTTGCAGAAAGTATAACCTAATCTTGCAACTCAGGCCAAATTAACTCGTAAGTGTCGGGAAATAGCGACTTACGGCTAATTAACCCGTGGCTTTCCTTTTCAAGGGTTGCCGCCAAGATAATCATCTTATCGTGGGGAATGTCCCCGTTTTGCCACATAGAAACGGCAGGAACGCTAATACCTAGCATTTTGGAGACCTTTGTTGGCCCACCTAAAAGTCGAATGATGGCTGTTGCGTTCATTCAGGTATCTTAACATATTTATTGCAATTTGTGTTAAGTTGGGTTAATATGGGTGTACGGTAAATACCGTGTTAATTTAAGGAGAACTCTTATGAGTGAAATAGAGCAACAAACTAATGATTTAAACCAATTCCAAGCCCACTTGGAACGCATCTTTAAAGACCTTGAAGATGGCATATTTATTACCCAAGCTGAAATAGCTGATTTACGCTACGCTTGCGGATTACCAACTCCCCGTAACAATCAAGTAAACCCTGTTATTCGTAACATCGTGAACGACTTTTCAAATATTTTTGGAGCAAAAAAATGATAATTTCAGATAACAGTAAAGAATTTAAGATTGCCCCTGCTGGGCTTCACATGGCACGGCTTTATTCCATCATTGATTTGGGTCACCAAGCTACCGAGTGGGCTGGCGAATCCAAGATCATGCACAAAGTTGTATTTACTTGGGAATTACACGGTGACGATGACAACGGTCTGCCTTTAAAAACAGACGATGGTAAGCCTTTAATCGTGTCCAAACGCTATACAGTCAGTTTAGGCGATCAAGCACGCTTGCGGCAGGATTTGGAAGCATGGTCAAACAAAAAAATGTCACCTGAAGATAGAAAGAACTTTGACCTTAAAGGCTTGCTTGGTAAGTTCTGCATGGTAAACATCACGCATTCAGAAGATGGCAAGTACGCCAACATTAGCGGTATTAGCCCCGTACCATCGGCTTTGCGTAACGCCCAGCCTGACGGGATTAACCCACCGTTACATTTTTGGTTAGCTGAGTTTGACCAATCTAAATATGATGGTTTGCCAAAGTATTACAAAGAAAAGATTACAGAATCATCGGAGTGGCGTGGTCAAAAGGCACGAGAAGCTGATGTTCCAAAGATTGAAGATGACAACCTTAACGATATTCCATTCTAAGGACAAAATGATAGTTAAAGAAAAGGTACAGGAAAATGGTCATTGGTACACAAAAGACGGCACTCCAGCCTACACAACCATCGGCAAAACTGGCGAGCGACCAACAACGCTTCGGGATGCACGGAAGCTTGGACTTTTGCCAAGTGTTACGACAATTAACGGACAGCTATCAAAAGCAGGGCTTGATACATGGAAGCAACAACAAGTCTTGCTGGCGGCTTTAACCTTACCAAGATTAGACGGTGAGGCAGAGCAGGAATGGTTGTCCCGTGTCATGCAGGATTCAAAGGCTACCGGCAGGGAAGCGGCAGAGCGTGGAACGGCCATTCATGCTGTTATTGAGGGTTATTTTGAGCAGATGTATATGCCTGAAAAGCCAGCTTATTTGGAAAACATTGATGTAGCCCTTAAAGACGCCTTTGGGGAGCAACCGTGGCTCGCAGAGCGTTCTTTTGGGCATCCTTTGGGGTACGGTGGCAAATGCGATCTAATGGCTAAAAGTGGCTTTATTGTCGACTTTAAGACCAAAGACACTAACCTAGACAAAGTAGATGTTTATTTTGAGCATGAAATGCAACTGGCGGCCTACCGTGATGGTCTTGGAATGCCAACCGCTAGGTGTGCCATTGTGTTTGTCAACGGTACGACCAATCAGGTCAAACTCATAGAAATAGAGCAGGATCGGCTTCAAAAGGGCTGGGAGTGCTTTGAGCATTTGCTACGGGTATATCAGATCAAGAACGGAATATAATGGGGCATGGGCGGCAGGGTAGACAAAATCTATGCTCCTTCACGGGACTGCCGACCCACCATCTAAGGGCGTTAAGCCACCATAGTAGGATGCAGTAATTGGGTTATTTTGTGGCTTTCTCGCCCATTG